TGCCCGCGCAGCAAATGGTGGCTGTGCGACGGGAACTGCCTCGACTGCGAGTTCCACAACAACACGACCATCTCCCTTGACGATCCACTGCCTGACGGCGAAGGAACTCTCGGCGACTACGTGCCGGACGACGCTCCACTCATCGAGGAGGTCCTCGCCGATGAGATGATGCTCAGCCAGCTTCTTCACCGTCTGAACGAGCTCATGCCGGAAGCACGCCGCATCGGCGAACTCCGCGAGGAAGGACTCTCCGACGAGGCCATCGCCAAGAAGATCGGCATAAAGCGGACGACATTCCTGTCCCGCCTGAAGAAGGCTAAGCAGAAGCTCTGCGAGGAGTTCCCGGACGAGATGCACGAGCAGTTCCCTGACTGGTTCTAAACGCACGGCTCCGGCTGCCAGAAATGGCGGTCGGAGCTTTTTTCAGAATTTCTTTTCCCGTCCTTCGTCAAAACGCGTGCCTCGCCTCCAGTGGGAAGTGTAAGGAGCACAAGAAAGCTGCTCCGGATTGGAGGAAACGTGATGAACAAGACACGCAACAGAAGTCCTGCGGACACAGAGACCATCGCAGTTCTTATCGCGATAAGCCATGTATCCGCAAGGCTGGCAAGGAACCTCAGTCTTCTTGCCGCAGACAGACAACCATTGGAAGGAGGTAAAGAGAATGTCAAAGATGGCAGAAATGGATCAGACCATCAGGGAGCTCCGCGATGCCGCCGCTGCTATTAACGCGGCTGCCGACTGGCTCTACCAGCAGTTCTCCGGCACCACAGAGGAAGCGGAACCCGCTCCCGAGCCGGAAGCTCCGCAGGCCGAGCCTGAGAAGAAGGAGCTGAAGCTGGAGGATGTGCGGGCGGTTCTCGCCGAAAGGTCGCGTGCCGGGTATACGGCGCAGATCCGCGAGTTGCTCCACAAGTACGGTGCGAGCAAGCTGTCGGCTGTCGATCCGAAGGACTACGAGTCCCTGCTCTTCGATGTGGAGGGACTCAATGAATTCTGAAAAACAGCACGCAGTCCTCTCCGCATCAAACTCCGACAGGTGGATTCACTGCCCGCCGTCCGTCAGGCTCAGCGAGGGATTCAAGGATGAAGGCAGCAGCTACGCCGCCGAAGGCACCTGTGCACACGCTCTCGCCGAATTCAAGCTCCGAAAGGCGCTCGGCTACCCGGCGGAGGACCCGACCGAGAACCTCGACTACTACAACGAGGAGATGGAGGAAGCCACAGACGGCTACGTCGCCTACGTGCTGGAACAGGTAGAGGACGCGAAGCAGACATGCAGCGATCCGGTTGTTCTTGTCGAGCAGCGAGTGGACTTCTCCCGCTGGGTGAAGCAGGGCTTCGGCACCGCCGACGCCTTGATCATCGCGGACGGCACGCTCCGGATCATCGACCTGAAGTACGGCCTCGGCGTGGAAGTCTCGGCGGAACACAATCCGCAGATGGCCTGCTACAGCCTCGGAGCCCTTGAACTGTTCGACGACATCTACGACATCGACACGGTCAGCATGACCATCTATCAGCCGAGGCGGCAGAACATCAGCCAGTGGCAGACGCCGAAAGCCGACCTGCTCCAATGGGCCGACGAAACCCTGAAGCCCGCTGCAGAGCAGGCGTGGGACGGCAAGGGAGAATTCTCCGGCGGCCAGTGGTGCCGGTTCTGCAAGGCCAAGACCATCTGCCGGAAACGGGCCGAGGAGAACCTGAAGCTCGCACAGCACGACTTCAAGCTCCCGCCGGAACTCTCCGACGCGGAGATCGAGGTCATCCTCAGCAAGGTAGACGAGCTGGTCTCGTGGGCGTCGGACATCAAGGAGTACGCGCTCCAACAGGCGCTCTCCGGCAAGGAGTGGCATGGCTTCAAGCTCGTCGAAGGCCGCTCCATCCGCAAGTACATCGACGAGAACGCCGTCGCCAAGACGGTCGAAGACGCCGGATTCGATCCATTCGAGAGGAAGCTGCTCGGCATCACCGCCATGCAGAAGCTCCTCGGAAAGAACCGATTCAATGAACTCCTGTCAGGCCTCGTTGAGAAGCCGCAGGGCAAACCAACACTCGTCCCGGACTCGGATAAGCGTCCGGCGATGAATACAGCAAAAAACGATTTTATGGAGGTCAAAAACTATGAGTAAGACAACTATGCACAATCCGATGAAGGTTATCACCGGTCCGAACACCCGCTGGTCCTACGCCAACGTGTGGGAGCCGAAGTCCATCAACGGAGGCACACCAAAGTACAGCGTGAGCCTCATCATCCCGAAGTCCGACACCGTGACGGTCGCCAAGATCAAGGCTGCCATTGATGCCGCCTACAAGGAGGGCGAGGCCAAGCTCAAGGGCAACAGCCGCAGCGTTCCTGCGCTCTCTGCGATCAAGACGCCTCTTCGTGACGGCGACGCGGAGCGCCCGGACGACGAAGCCTACCGCAACGCCTACTTCGTGAATGCGAACGCCACGACCGCTCCAGGCATCGTGGATGCGGATCTGAATCCGATCATGAGCCGCAGCGAGGTGTACTCCGGCGTGTACGGCAGAGCCAGCATCACCTTCTATGCATTCAACAGCTCCGGCAACCGCGGCATCGCCTGCGGGCTCAACAACCTGCAGAAGATCCGTGACGGCGAGCCGCTCGGCAGCAAGGCCAGCGCTGAATCCGACTTCGCTGACTTCGCAACCGACGACGACAGCGATTTTCTGAACTAAGGAGGCGGCACCATGAAGGACATTATGGAGATCATCCTCTACATCATCATGGCAGTCGGCGGCATCGCCGGAATCATTCTCCTGCTCTCCATGACGATTCTCGCGATCCGCTCCGGCAAGGAGGAGCAGGCGCGTGAGGCTCGGCAGGAGGAGCGCGACAAGGAGTACCACGAGCGCCGCATGAAGGAGCTCGAAGCGCACCGCGACTGACCGGCAAAACCATCCAGCTATTGGCGGGCGGCAGGGACTTATCTCTCTGCCGCTTTATTCGTGAATTGAGGTGAATACATTTTGGAAGAAGTATGGAAAGACATACCGGGATATGAAGGCCGATATCAGGCCAGCACGGAAGGTCGAATCCGCAGTCTTGATAGAAATGCTCGCGGCGTATGCCATTTTACCGGAGAGCCATTCTGTCGGACTGTTAGAGGAAGGATTCTCAGACCCGGTAAATACTGCAAGGCAGGACATCTGTCTGTGGTTCTCGGTCATGGCACTGCGGGAAAGCCAGTGCATCAACTTATCATGCTTACCTTCGTTGGCCCTCCTCCCGAAGGCATGGAAGTACTGCATCGAAACGGTGATCCTACAGATAACCGATTGGAGAATCTACATTATGGAACGCGAACTGAAAACATCCTTGACGTTTATCGACAAGGCAGCAAATGGAGAAAGCTCTCGGTTGATGACGTTCAAGCTATACGATTCGGTTTCTACTGTGGAATCAAAGGAGTTGAACTCGCGGCAATGTACAACGTAACGCCGTCAATCATCAGCGCAATAAAGACAGGGAGGATTTTTGCATGGCTAAAATGAACAGCTTGTCCTTGGATCTGGAGACGTTCAGCGACGTCGATCTCGGCAAATGCGGCGTCTACAAGTACTCCGAATCGCCCGCCTTCGAGATCATCCTGTTCGGCTACAGCGTAGACGGCGGCCCTGTGCAGGTCGTCGACCTCGCCTGCGGAGAACAGATCCCGGATGACATCCTCGACGCGCTGACCGATGACACGGTTCTCAAGTGGGCGTTTAACGCGAACTTCGAGCGCGTCTGCCTGTCCAGATACTTGCGGGACAAGGGCCTCAGCCTTTATCCGTTCCATGACAATCATCCGCTGTCGACGGAAACTGCCCGATTCCTGAATCCAAAGGGCTGGCGCTGCTCGATGATCTGGGCGGCAACAATGGGACTCCCGCTCAGCCTGAAAGGCGTCGGCGCAGTACTGAACCTTCAGGATCAGAAGATGGACGAGGGCAAGGCGCTCATCCGTTACTTCTCCGTTCCCTGCACTCCCACGAAGGCGAACGGCGGCAGGACACGCAACCTTCCATCCGACGATCCAAGCAAATGGGCGACGTTCAAGAAATACAACCAGCGCGACGTCGAGGTCGAGATGTCAATTCAGAGGAAGCTCCGGAACTTCCCGGTGCCGGACTTCGTGTGGGACGAATATCACATCGACCAGGAGATCAACGACCGCGGCGTCCGCATCGACATGGACCTCGTGGAGAAAGCCATCGACATGGACACCCGCTCCAGAAGCGAGCTGACCGAGAAGATGCAAGCACTCACGAATCTGGAGAATCCGAACAGCGTCCAGCAGATGAAGCAGT